ACCAAAAGCACCATTATATCTTCTGTACACATTATACTCTAAAGCTCCTGTTGCTCTAGACCAAGACACTGTATGAGGTAGAGCTACAGTAGGTACAGTAGCTGTCCCTAAAGTATAGCTGCACTTATAGATATACCCAAACCCTGTATAGGTTGAGAAAGCTAAAGTATCTAGCTCTACTGTGACTGTAGTACCTGTCACTGCAATAACTATTGCTCTAAGTCCATTTACCTCGGTCATACCTTTAGCAAAGAGTATCCCTACAATATCATCAACTAAGAAGCTATGAGAGACTACAGTAAATACACAAGGGTTAGCTACCGATATCCCTGGAGCTACCCCTGAGATAGCTATTGCTGTAGTAGCTGAGTAAGCTATAAAAGACTCTTCACCTGTATCAGCACTCACTGCGGTAACTGTATAATCATACGTCTCAGCGCCTATTGCACCTTTTACTGCAGTGACTCCTGTAGGAGCTATCTGAGAAGGTTCAAACACAATGTCGTCAAAAGACCAAGATGTGTCTGAAGTCCTAGTCAATTCTGATGGAGGGTAAGAAGGATGTACTAAGGTGATTACGTCCGCAGATTGTACATAATTTAACTCTCCTACATCTGAGGCAGAGTATTGTGTACCTACTTCAAAGATCTCAGCACTCTCTCCACCTGACACCCAAGCGGTATAAGCTGAAGTATCTATGTTTACTCCAGCCATTGATTGTAGTTCAAAGGTTGTAGAGGTAACATTAGCTACTTTAAAATGTCTTGTATTCAATTCACTAGTACCCACTATGCTATTGATTACTACTTCTTGGCCGTTAGTGTGGCTATGTGCCCCACTCGTAGTAACTACTCCTGGATTAGCTAAGGTCACTCCTGTGATTGTCTTGGCTGCTTGAGTAAGTAGTACTCCATCTTTTATTACTCGCATGTACGAGGCACCTAACTCTAACATGTAAGTTTGATCTGTATTGAAAGTAAAGGGTATTAGTCTAGCGTTTACTGCAGGGTCAGATAACTCACATATAAATTTAGTCCCTGACCTATTAGAAACTCCCCCATATCTAAGTACAATGCTATTTAGACAAGTCCTAAGACCTGTCACATATTTACTTAGGTCTGTCCTAGCGTATAAGGAGGGAGAGATCTCACCCCCTGAAAAGGTCTTTTGTGATAAAGTAGCCATTGTTACGCTCCGTATATTACAGCATCAGCAGACTTCTCTTCTGCTTTAGCTTCTTTAAGCTCCATCTCTGTAATTTGTAGGCTAGTGTTAAACTCTTTAGAGTCTCCCTTTTCAGTATCAATAGCTACTGATACTACCTCTACTTCAGCCATCATCATGTATTTAACTCCTACTTCTGGAGTCCCTGACATACCTATCTTCTCTAGGTCTTTAGCTTCTAAATGTATTCTTAACCCATAAGGATAAGCAGCCTTCTCTTCAGGTACTAGTAAGTCTTTCTTGTCTTTATCAGACACTCTCATATCATGCATATTAACTCCTAGCTGTTATAAATTCAGAGTCCCCTGGAGGATCTGATCTTTCTTCGTTCATACTTCTAGACTTAGCATTACCTAGCTCTAAGAAGTATTGTTGTAACATCTCATTTTTCATCTTAAAAGGATCTCCACCTGTAAGTCTAGGAGCTATATATGCTGCTAGTCTAAAGGAGAAGGCTATGGAAAACTCTGCTGTGAATACTGTAGGATCTGTAAGTCTTAGAGTGTATTCTACTTCAGCATTTTCTTTATCTGTATAGAGTATCTTACCTGTAGGATCATACATAATCTTAAAGGGTACTCTCGAGCTAGAGGTGTCTTGTCTAATACCTGACTTGATACGTCTTAGCCTTATACAATCTGTAGGGTATCTATAACTAAAGTCCCATTCTAAAGTAGGGTTAGCCACTATTAGATTTAGCACTACTTCTTTTGAAGCAAAGGGCCAATCATAGTCTGATAGTACAGCCTCTATAGTAGCATCAAAGTAACGTCTACACGCTTGGGCCTCCTGAGATACTTCAGTATCTAGGTTTGCAATCTCTTTACCTATACCTAGGTGAGAGATAGCCATATTTGCAAGCTCAGTTTTACTAGCCATTATCTTAAACCTATTAAATTAGTAGCTGCTGTACCTGTAGCATAGACTCTAGTGGCTGCTACTGGAAAGATACCTACTGCTACTGCAGCAAAGGTCAATGTTTCACCTGTGGGTGTATCAATCTTAATAGCCCCAGTACCACCTACATAAATTGCACTTATAGGCACTGCTAAGTCTACTGTATTACTTGGAGTGATAGCAGCTCCACCTAAATAACTATCGTTCTTATACTTAATTGCTATACTCATCTTTAACTCCTATAGATACATAGGGGGAGATTAATCCCCCTATATAATTTAGATAACTTCTGATTTAGAGTCCATCTGATTAGGCGACACTGCGACTTTAGCCTTAGCTTTACTGCCTGCCTTAGCCTTAGGTTTTACTTCTTTAGATAGCTCTTTCATCCAATTTTCCGAAAAATGTTTAGCTTCTTTCAAGTAAAAAATAGCTCCAGGATTTTGTCTCTTCTCATTGTAGTATCCTAATCTTACTGCTCTAACTTTCATATAGTTCTCCTAGTTTGTTTTTTGATTAACTTATCGTGATTGCATCAGCATAAGCAACATCATTTTGAATCATGCTCTGAGGGATTAAAAAAGCAGTGTATGTGCCAGTAGGCGAAGTGCCTCCATGCGTATACATAACTCTTAAGAATTGCTCATTGTTAGTACTTGGCGGTACGCTTAAAACGTAACGAGTACCAGCAGCATCTCCTCTAGCAGCTGTGAAGCTAGCTAAAGTAACGATTGAAGACATAGCTTCTACAGTATCAGTCTCAAGACTTACAACATAAGTCTCATCTGCGTTACCATCATCTAGAGCTACGTCAACAATGATAACCACTGCCATAGGCTCACCTATTCCGAGGTTATGATCTCCCCCAGTATTAATGATATTTGTTGAAGCTGCAGTAGTTGTTACTGCTTGTGCATCTGAAAATAGACCTTGTGCATCTACATACATAATATATTCCTTTCTTTAAATTGTTATTTCTTAACTTACTAATGCTTCAGACTCTAATAGGCTGTCACATTTTTTAACTGGTATTCCTCTAAAATGAGGGATTAACTTGCCATCAACTTCATCGTATCTCATGCCAGCACCTGCAACATCATCACGACGTTGGATGTCTAACATTTGAATTACAGTACGGTTAGCATAAAAACATGCTTTACCCATCTGAAGACTAGGAATTCTGTGGATTGCTTTAATCATAAGATCAGTAAGATCTGCAGCAGAAGACTTAGCAACTAAGCTTGAGATATCTATGTTACAAATACGTACAGCATATCTCCAATCTTTTAAAGCTACTCCGACTTTCCATTTAAAATGATCTTGGTAAGCTCTCATACGAGTGCCAGCAATACCTGATGAAGTCTCAATAGTTTGAAGACCTAGATCTTGATGAGACAAACCTGCTTTAGAACCTTTTGGAAAGATACCGCAAACAGATTGCTCTCCCCATACGATTAACCAAACAGAAGAGTTATCAGATTGTGAACCACCACCTAATATAACATTCTGTCCATTGGCTGCAGTAGATGAAGAGTAACGTACAGATAAACCTGTAAACTCTTCAGGAGTTACTGAGCTGTTACCGTAAAATAGAGTAGATGAAAATTCTTGATTCATAGACTCGATAAAAGCAGAAGCTTCAGATAAACGAAACGCATTAACATTGCCGTTTAATTCAGCTACTTCTTGATCTACTTCAGACCAAGCTTCTAATCCTCCGCACTGCTCGTCAATCTGTGCAGTAAGAGATTTACTAGGTTGAACACCTTGATTCAATAGTCTCCATGCAACTGTTGGTAAACCAGTACGTACTGATGTTCTATGACCAGTAGGTAAGTTACCTTCCATGAATCTCATGTCATCTAAGATCTCATTAGTTTGTGATAATAGTTCAACAATTTTTGGGATCTTCCCATTTGGATCAACACGTTTTGCGTGATCTGCAAGCGTTAAAGCGTTGCTTGATAATGTAGCCATTTAAACCTCCATTTAGTTTTGACTTCCGTAAAATATTTCTTCAATTGATATAGGTGTTTCTTTTGCTTTAGGCATAATTAATGAATCGTCACTCATTGCTTTACCTACCTTTGATAGAAACCTTACTATCTCAGGATGATTACCGTAGCCTGAATCTCTCAGGATAGCTTTCACATCTTCACTTGCAAACTTATCTAGGACTCCCCTAGCTGAGTTTACTGTAGCTTCAAGATTAGCTCCACCTATTGCTTTGTCTTCTATAACTTGGTCTTTCCAAGTTTCTTTTTGCTGTTCAACCTCATCTAACTGAGAGTCTACCCATTTTTGAACTGACTCTTCT